GTCTTGATGGCATAGGGTTCGAGTTCGATAGCGCAGCGCATAATCAACGTTACATTAAATCGCGCCGGGACCGCTGACCATCTTCCCGACGCGATTAAACGTAACGTTACCCATTATGCGAAGCGCCTAAGACGACATGACAAGCTCACCAGAGCCATCCGTCAGTTGCCACCAAACACAAAACGGTTCGATTGACTGAAGCCTTACACACGCATCGTACTGGGTCTGAACTTCGTCTTCGTACTCGTAGCCGGGGTTATCGACCAGCTCGTAAGTCAGGATCATTTCATAATCTCCATTATGCGAAGCGCCCCATCAGAACGGGAGCTGCTGCCGCAGCATGTCGAGCCAGTGCAGATCGGCAACGACCATGCCGATCACAATGCCCAGGACGAGCACGACAAAGTGACTAAAGAACCCCCGGCGCCGGGGTTGCTGCCTCGGCGAATGGATTCGCGCCGATGAGCGATTGTTGCGACTCTCCTGAAACCATTCCCTGTCTTGAAGACCCACGGCTAGAACCTCCTACGTTGATGGATCGCGGCAGCATGTTCGATGCCACGGACAGGCATTGTGCATGAGCCATCGCGTAGAGCGAACCGGAAGCGTCGAAGCACTGGCAGCGGGTCGCGTTGTAAATGCAGCCGGCAACAGGCTTGGCCGTCTCGGTTTCTGACCAGTCATAGAGGGTTGTCGTAGCTGGCAGCGCTTTCTTCTGGCCCGTGGTGGCCGCTGCGCGTACACCACTGGGCTCAGAAGGCGCTGCCATTGCAGAGGCAACAGGTTGATGAATGTCAGCACCTGAGCCGGTCAGCAGACTGCTCTCATTGGTTGCAGCGTTCCAGACGACAAGGCCAGCAACAGCGACGATGAGCAGCAGGAGCGCCGCCAGCTTCTTTGGCATCTTGAACTTGTGTGTGTGGATGGTGGCCGACTGGTAGTACTGGAAATGCTCCTTGGGAAACTTCCATGGAACGCTGTCAGCTCTGCCCTGCTCCCCTCGATCGTTGGGGGAGTCGACGGTGTGCTGCCAAGTGTACTTCGTGACGATCTTGGCGCCGAAGGCGCGATAAAGGTGGATGTGCTCGCCGGCCAGCTTGCGGATGTGGTGATGCAGGAAGCTGGGAGACTGGCTGACGAACACAAGGTCATGTCCAGTGTGGCGGTGGACTTCCATCTGGCGTAGACGCTCATCCTTGACCTCGCCACGGTGGGCGGTGGATGGGTATAGGTGAGGCTGCTGAGCCTCATCGTAGACGACGAGCGAACCCTCGGGAGTGTCTCGCCAGTCATCAGGAGCTGGGTGGCACTGAGGGATTTTGAGGCCGGCGATGTTGGAATAGACGGGTCTGCCCTCCTCGACTGCCTTGAGGATCAAACCAATGCAGTAAAGAGTTTTTCCGCTACCTGGAACAGCTGTGATAAGGGTGATCATATGCGAGACCCGAAGAAAGTTTGAATAGCCTGGATAGAGGCGCGAGTGAGGAAAGCGCTACAGACGATAGAAAGTGCCTCAGGAATTCCGGCGATGCTAAGCACTTGAGTTACTTGCCCCGGAAGACCGCCAAAAGCAAGTTGCACCTGCTGTACAAGTCGCTCAACGAGCGAGAGCAGTCCGTAGTAAGTAAAAACGCCGATACCAAGGGCGACGAATATCTTAGCGATGACGCTGGAGATTATGTAGACGCCGATGGTTACAAGTATCGCAGGCATTATTCCGACCTCGCTACGCCGAGACTGATATAAATGGCTGCAATTAGCGCAGCAATGATAACAAGCGGCTTAATCATTCCCGCCCAAGTGCAAGCAGGTTGCCAGCTAAATTCGAAAGAGCCAAGATTGGTCTCGATCATGGTAGGAGCTGGACAAGTTGCATTGCCTGAAATGGTTATGGACTCTGAAAAGTCCTCATCTTCAATAAGGTCAGAAAAATCAGGAGTCTCTTCGGTAAACGGTTCCTTCACCCAATCAATGAACTTGCAGACCGTTGGCATAAAGTCGCAATCGGTTGGAATTTCGACAGGCTTTGGCTGTACAGAAACACCGCCACTATTTACGGGATCAGTGGAAACGGACTCTTCGGTCTGGGTCTTTTGGCCATTCTCATATGTGTTCTTCGTTGTCTTATCGGTAGGCGTAATCGACCACGGGTTGGTTCCATATTCGAACTGCACAGATGGAAGAACTTCCGTAGTGGTCGTGTTGCCAGTGGCTGGGTCCGTTTTAGTCGTTACTACGCCCGGCAAGTCAACGGACTGAGGGCCGGAAAATTCGAATCCATCGGGGTAGTCGAACGAACCGGGCAGATTCTGCTCAATGAAAGGGGCTGACTCTGCCGCTACGTTAGGATCAGTAATACCATCGATGAGATTATCGATCTCGGAATCGGTAACGGGAACACGGGGCTGCGTAGAAGGGTCGGGATTTACTTCTTTCCAGTATCCAGACTGAACAAGCGAAGGCACATTGGTGAGGTGATGGTAATAACATGAGCCCCCAGAAAGTGCGCCAGCCCCCTTATGGCTAATGCCGCTCATGCTGTAGAGCGCACGGCATGCATCTCCGGCAGATTCATACTCACAAGCGGTAGCCATACCCGTGCCGCCGTAATAGGCGTGATAACAAACCCCGCCATCACCGGGACGCTTGAATTGCCCTTGATCCATGACCCAATCGACAGCAGCAAAAACACCAGCCAAACCTGCAGCGGCAGCGGCCTGCTGAGGCGACTTCTTCACAAATTGCTTTGCTGCGCCGGCCCATTTTGGCCAGCCGTATGAACGCTTGCCATTAACAGGAAGCTGAACACGTGAGCCACTCTGAGTGCTAACTGTGGCGTTCCAGTCCCTGGAATCGACAAAAGAAGTAGGGCCAGCACCTGGAACCCATGCGCGTTGAACTTCACCGGGCTCAGGGATTACCTGACGTGCCGCACTTACTTGGACGCTGTATAGAACAGCAGCCAGAACGAAGAGACCATAACGAAAACAACGAGCCATCCTGAAAACTCCCAGCTTGCAACTTCCATTCGGAACTCCAATAAAAAAGGGGGCCGCTAAGCCCCCTAGTTGCCGAGGCTCGAATTAACGAGCGGAGCGGCGGAAGTAGGCGAACGCCACCACTACCAGAACAACAACGAACATTGCACCGCCGATGGTTTGAACATCGCCTTTAAGTGCAGTGATCGCGGTCAGTACTTCAGCGGGAATCATCGAGCCATCCATATTTCAGTTCCTTTCATGAGATAGAAGAAAGCGTGTTAACAAACCACATCCCCAGGCAGCGCCGTAACACGCAACAACGGCCCATCCGAGTTTCAGCCCATCAGTAACACTAAGGGGCGGAATTATTGACGACTGCACAACCCATGTTTGGCAGACGCCATTGACAAGTTCGGTGCAGACGTATGTGTCCATTAGTTAGCACCAGAGACCGCAGCAGGACGCGGTTGTACGCGCTGAACTGGTACAGGCAGGCCGTCATCCGAGAGCCAGAGGTCCATGCCGAAAGCGGAGCCCGTTTTGGACTTCCACGCTTTGGCATATACCGGGACGGCTACTTGCTGCCCGATGTACTTCTTGTAGGCATTTTCAATGCCGGAATCGAGTTGACGCTTGGAGACTTTCAGGCCGACAGACTGTTCGGTTTCTTGGCCGAATTGGTCTTTTCCAGGTGCAGTAAGCACCAGGTAGTGTTCGATGATGCCATTCATCTTTTCTTTCGATGCGATGCCCTTGCACAGGCCCATTTGTACCAGCATGGTAAATACCTCGGTTATGAACGGGCCCAGCGCCCGAGAAAGTGAATTGCCAACAGTCCGCACATAGTGACGCCCAGGAGATTCATAGTTGCAGCGATCATGCAGCCTCCACCGATGGCTCGACGTACCAGCCTGGACGCTGAGCGCTGAAATCGACTTGAAGGAAGCGCAGGATCGGGACCACGTTGTTCTTCTGGTCATCCATCTTCAACTTCTGCAAAGCGGCCTTTGAGAGTCCGCATTCGCAAATCTTGCCAACATGGTCATAGAACGTGCGGCGAGACATGGAATCCATAGTTTCCTGCCAGCCGTAGTCCTTAATGCTGCGATATGTGCGAAACAGGTTGAGAGCAACTGTCTCATTGGCGTTCCCGTTCTTTCCGAACTTCGTCCAACGGGCTTTAAGTGCGGCCAGCACTTTTTCATCGTTAATTACTCGCATGGAGATACCTTCAAAGGCCGCAAACAGTTCTTTGGTTACTTGTTCCCAACACCACTGAATAAAACAACTCCCCTGCTCTTCCAGCCGCTCCTGGTAGTCGCACAGGGCCCATAAATTCGTCGGGATGTTTCTGCGCTCAAGCCAGCGATGCATGACAGTGGCTTCGAGACGAAGAAGGTTTTCCGCCCACTCCTGGAGCGCCGGGTTCTGGAGAACCGCCAGCAGCCGGTGAGCCGCGAACGCCTGGGACGGAACAAAGTTGGCGCCGCCATAGGCACGAGCGGCCTTGATGGCTTCGTCGAGCTGGCGGCGAAACTCAGGGCCCTTGAGGTAGGCCTTGAGCTTGCGCAGACGGGTTTCCTTGGAGCCCCAATAAGCCGTGGTTTCGTAGTCGTCGCCACGGTTGCGGGTCTGGCCGTTGCTGACCCCGCGAAGCGCCTGAATCAGTTGGAGCGCGGTGCGCTCATCGGGCAGGCGGGCGGAATAGGTACAGTCGATGCCGTAGACCTCGGCGGCCTGCCAGTCCAGCAAGGCCCATAGCTTCGGGTAGGACCCGGCAAGCCACTTCAACATGACCTCCCCGCCCTTGCGGATCGAGGTCGGCCCGAACACGTTGTGCCCCTGGAGCAGCTTGGCCGGGCTGGCTTTCAGCTCGACGCCGGGCTGCACGCGCTTTCCGAGGGACTGGTGAAACACCTTGAAGGCGAGCGGCGTGAAGCCGGTCGACAGGCTTTCCCAGGCGTGGCTGATGTCCTCGACCTGATAACCACCCTTCCCGTCTGCAAGAACGCTGGTGGCGCGAAGCGGAACGCCCAGGGCTTCCAAATCGACCACCAACAATTCGTTGCCACGCTTGCCAGTGCTGGTAGCAATGGCATCGACGCGAAACGGCACGAAGAGGTGAATTTTGTCGAGCATGTGTGAAGTCCATTCGCCTGTGCATGCATGCATGCAAATCACATTGCGGCGGAATGTATACCGGTGAACTTGCATGCGTCAATACAAATCACATGCATGCACGTACACTTCACGAGGTGATTTTGATATGGGTCAAACGACGATGCCTGCCACCCTGCGCCTGTCGAATACAGAGCAAGAAGCGCTCAGACAAAAGTGCATAGAAATCAATAAGTTATTGGTCAAGCAGGGACGCATGCCAATCAAAGACAGCGAATTGGCGCACTTCATACTGGAGAGCGCCACACCCTGCGCGAAGGTCAGCGCATCAGGCGAGCTGATGCTAGAGTTCGAAGCCTGAAATCCCCCCAAAAGTGCATCCATTGCACAAGAGTCCACCATTAGAGATGGTGGACCCGGCTGCGCCGGTGAAGCCAAAGCGCGGCGGAACAACTGCAACTTCGTGACCTAACCGTCAGCGGTGCTGATGATCCTGGGAGAGCGGCAGAGAGAAGCCTAGGAGCGGCCCCATTTGGGCAGATCGGGGCGCGGGTTGAGCTGGTGGCGGGACAGTAGGACGAAGATCGCGAGAAGCCCCTGGCGAGCCGTTGAGGCCGTCGGGGGCTTTTTCGTTGAGGGGAGATCGGCCGCTGCGCGGGTATCGTCGCGGTGACGACGAGGCGGTCAGTCAAGAGCGTGCAGGCGACTAATCGCCGCGAGCGGCGAGGTCGAGGATGAATTAAGGTAACGTTACCATATCTATGGTACGTGCGGGTCCGATAGCAACATGCAATTAGTGCATTTACGGTAACGTTACTATAATTAGAGCACGGACAACGAAACGGACCCTTCGCCATGATCGACCCAGCAGACAAGCAAACCCAAGCCCTCCCCCTGGACGAGCAGCCGGCCAAGCGAAAGCGCGGACGCCCTGCTACCGGCGCAGCTATGACAGCAGCAGAAAAACAGCGGGCGTACCGGGAGAGACAGAAGCAGAAAGCCGCTCCCGAGCTGGGACTGAAAGGCGCCTTAGAAAACTGGGAAACCGCGTGCCGCAACCTGGGCGCAGCTAACGACCGAGTAAAGGCGCTGGAAGACCAGGTGCAAAGACTACAGGCAGTGCGGGACGAATTGATCAGCGAACTGAGAGCAACGAAGAAAGAATTAGAGTCACGTTACGAAAAGCCGTCGAAAGGCCTGACCTACCGGAAACTGACCGAATACACCCTAGACCAGCTGAACGACAACGAGAAACGAGCCAAGCCAGAGCTGGCGAAAGAATGGTCATTCGGCGCATACATGCTGTGGCAGAGCCTTGCAGTAACGATGAACGTGCAAAAGGCGGCACTAGAAGCAGATATGGCGAAAATGAGGGGGATGGCTGGGCTAGAGCCTAAAGCTCCAAAATAGACCGGCAAGCGCCTTGGAGCGCCGCTAGGCGAACGTCCAGGGCGTGGGCCTCTGAATCAATCTGCGCTACCCGGCGGCGCAGATCGCGGATCTCAGCAACAAGCCGGGGGTAGTCTTCGAGTATCCACGAAACCGCGTCAGAACCCTTGCGCCCTGGGGCGTAGAGTTCGGCGGTCTTGATGGCATAGGGTTCGAGTTCGATAGCGCAGCGCATAATCAACGTTACATTAAATCGCGCCGGGACCGCTGACCATCTTCCCGACGCGATTAAACGTAACGTTACCCATTATGCGAAG